CGAAATTGATCGAAATAAAAATATATATTACCCTAAAGATGTCAGTGTTGAGGCTGTTAAGGAATTTAGTAACGATCGTTATACTACAAGTAGTAGATTATTAGGTAACGAATCCATGGCTAAACTTATCAATAATTGGAACACCACAGTAATATCCGATGAATTTGAAGTTATGAAAAATTATTTCTTAATACACTACTGTTTTCAGTTATTAGAAAAACAAAATATACCCTTTTGTTACAGCTTGGGCGGTATGGATAAAGTTGATTATTCATCAATTGTCAATAAAAACTTTATAAAAAATCATATCAATGAATACAGTTCGCAGGCCTTAAAAATAAATCTTTGGAACCATCAATGCCATCAACCTCGGCCGTATTTTCATGTTGACGATGACATTATACAATCAGCATTTACCAATGAATGTATACATCATCTTAGAAATGCCGGTATATTATGAGTCATAATTGGTGTCCTGAAATTTATCGTAGCATATATATAGATCGAGTTAACGACAATGATATCAGTGTTGCACCGTGCTGTCAGGCAGTTTCAAAAATTGAAGCAGTTGATACTTTTGATTTTTATAAAAGCCCTCATTTAACACATCTTCGATCTGAGTTTGCTCGTGGAGTAAAACCGTTGGAATGTTCTCGGTGTTGGGATGCGGAAGCAATTGGACACAAAAGTCGCCGACAAAGTGCTATTGAATTTTACAATCTTCCACCATCTGATTTGGTAGAGTTAGCATGCATTGATCATAGTGCAACATGGGCATGTAATCTTGCCTGTATTATGTGCGGTCCAGAAAATAGTAGTCTATGGGCAACCGAGTTAAACTATACACAGACTGAATTGATTAACATAGGAAGAAAGTTTCAAAAGTCAAATAGTTTTTTAGATAGATTAGATTTTACAAATATACAAAAAATACACTTCAATGGTGGAGAACCATTGTTAAACAATGATCAAATTAAGTTATTAGAAAAATTAAAAGATCAAGGTGTATTAAAAAATACATTTATAAGTTACAATACCAATGGTACTGTTATGCCCAGTGATAAAATAATAGATTTATGGAGTGGTGCTAAGTTAGTTAAACTATTTTTCAGCATCGATGCAACTGAGCTAGCATTTGAATATGTAAGATGGCCGGGTAATTGGAAATCTGTAAGTGATAACATTATGGCAATGAAAAAAAGTTTACCTGGAAATGTTATGTTTGGAGTTAATATGACAGTTGGATGTTATAATATCTTTGAAACACTCGATGTGTGGCATTGGTTCAGTGAAAATTTACAAACAAATAGAGAAGGCGATAAATCCGATTTTTGCTGGCAATTGGCTAATAATTTTAATATTAAATTTTTGCCAATTGCTGTAAAAAATCATATAATAGATCATTTAGGATCTATTCCGGAACTATCCGGAATAGGTAATTATATTAAAAATACACTGACGATCAATGAAGATAATAACTGGACATCAATGTTAGATAAAATTGATAATAGAAGAAATACTAACTGGAGAACCAGTTTGGCAGTAGGAAAATATTATAAGGAATTAAATTGTTAAAAGAATACGGACTTGAAGTTCAACGATTGTTTTTAGAAATGATGCTGCAAGATGCAAGTAGCTATATACGTGTGCAAAACATCTACAATCCTGAGAATTTTGATCGAAGTTTAAGATCGGCTGCCGAGTTTATTGCTACCCACAGTGATCAGTATAAGACGCTACCAACTGTGGAACAGATTGGTGCCAGTACAGGTGTTAAGCTGAATACTATTCCAGATCTGAACGAAGGCCACTTTGAATGGTTCATGCAGGAGTTTGAAAGTTTTACTCGTAGGCAAGAACTAGAACGAGCAATTTTAAAGTCAGCAGACTTGTTAGAAAAAGGTGACTATGACCCTGTAGAAAAACTAATTAAAGATGCAGTGCAGATCAGTCTGACCAAAGACATGGGCATAGACTATTTCGATGACCCTGCACTGCGTATCAATAGATATTTTAATTCAGGCGGCCAAGTCAGTACAGGGTGGCCTCAAATGGATCGACTGTTGTATGGTGGATTTAGTCGTGGTGAATTGAACATCTTTGCCGGCGGCTCTGGATCTGGTAAAAGTCTTGTGATGATGAATATGGCATTGAACTGGTTGCAACAAGGACTCAGCGGAGTTTACATCAGTTTAGAGCTAAGTGAAGATCTATGTGCACTAAGAACAGATGCCATGTTGACCAACATGGGCACTAAAGAAATTCGTCGAGACATTGATACCACAGAACTCAAAGTCAAAATGATGGCCAAAAAGTCCGGGCAGTACAGAGTCAAAGCACTGCCAGCACAAAGCAACATCAATGATATCAGAAGTTATATTAAAGAAGTCCAGATACAAACAGGACTGCGTGTGGACTTTGTCATGGTTGATTATTTGGATTTGTTGATGCCGGTCAGTGCCAAGGTTAGTCCTAATGATTTGTTTGTCAAGGACAAGTATGTGAGTGAAGAACTACGCAACTTGGCCAAAGAACTCAATGTGTTGTTTGTCACTGCCAGTCAGTTGAATCGATCAGCAGTTGAAGAAGTTGAATTTGATCACAGTCATATTTCGGGTGGTATATCTAAAATCAATACTGCAGACAATGTGTTTGGCATTTTTACAAGTCGCGCAATGAAAGAACGTGGGCGTTATCAAATACAATGTATGAAAAGTCGTAGTAGTACCGGAGTAGGTCAAAAAATTGATTTAGAATACAATATTGAAACCATGCGAATTACAGACTCTGGTGAATCAGCTGATGAATCTTCCGGAGGATTTGTTAAAAAACCCAGTATATATGATAGTATTAAAACACAAAGTCGTGTGACTGAATCTGTAAATCAAGATACAGGCGAAATCAGTAAGGTCACTGCAGATGTAAACAGTGCTAAACTCAAACAACTGTTGGGGCAAATTAAACAATCATGATATCTAGTCATACAACACTAACAATCTTTTTTTTAAAATAAATACTTCAAAGGTTCTGAGCCAAAATGCAAAAGAAAACACGGAGTTTATTAGAAGAGTTAGATAGTCTATATGCAGAACGCGATCAGCGTCATGTTATAGAAAGTCGCGCCGCCAACATTATTGCCAGTGCCATAAGACTACTAGAACAAATAGAAGCTAGCTACACTCCGGAACAAGCAGATAATCTGCAACGTAAATTGATCAATGCAATTCGACTCAGAGATCCTGACAAATTTACTCGCACAGTAAGGCGTACAGATGCAAATACATGAACTAACACAAACGTCATTGAATGAAGGATTTATGGACAAACTAAAATCCGCCAGCAGTGCAGTCAAAGGTGCAGTGGGTCCTGCCATAGACAAAATTGGCCAAGCAAACAAATACACCAATACTAAACTTGCTCAAGCTGGCAACAAGATCATGGATCTTAATAAACAAGCACATGGCGCCATGCCCGGAGCACTGCAACGAATGACCGGTGACTATGCTGGATCTGCTGCTGGAGTAGCACAAAGCATGGAGAAAAAAGGATTTGGAACACAGTATCAAAAACCCAGCGACAAATGGGAAGACAAACTAAAGCAAATTGAACAAAATCCTGGTATTAACCAATGGGCCAATTCCGTAACTGCAGCCTGGAAAAAAGCCGAAGCAGGTGCAGTACAAGCAGCTCCTTCAGCACCAGCCGCACCCGGTGCGGGTCCAGCGGCAGCAACCAATCCAGTTATGCCGCCGATATATATAGGCGGTAAACAAATAGATCCCAACGACCCAAAAAATGCATCTATTGTTAAAAGCTATATGGCTCAGCATGGCAATGCTCCAGTCACAGAAGATGCAAGACAAGTGGATGCATACAGGCAAGCATTTGTTGATTGGTCTGATGCAAAGTTTGCAACCAAAGATCCTACTACCTATGAACAGATTACCATGGACGATGTTCGACGGTTGCCCGGCATTGGTGCTCAATTGTCAAACTTGCTGGATATCATTGTACAGACTCAAGGCACAGTTCAACAAGACCAGGCAATTGCAAAATATGCTCAACTGGCCACTGCTGGTGTACAAGCAATTGGTCAACAAACCAAAAACAAAAATCCAGGAACCAGAGTTACTCTTAGCCCTACAGATAATTCTACCAACCCAGATATATTAAAAGCATTGGCACCTTTTGATTTGAGTGCTCCTAAATTATCGGCCGCAGGCCAAGCTTTGAGAACATCAACAAGAGCACCAAGAGAATTTAACCCCACCGGGAATGGGCAAGTTGATGCATTACTGATAGCCATGGGGTTTAGACCGCGATGAACATATTCGAAGGTGGCAATATATTCAAAGACGGCGACGGCCGTGCCCTTACACAACGTATCAATCAAACTGATGTTAAACCTACACTTGCTTGGTTAGACATGATGTTGCCAGGTCTTGATTTACAAAACAACACACTGGGCAGCACAGGATTAAAGCCCACATCGGGGGACTTGGATGTTGCAGTTGATGCCAACCGAGTAACCAAAGAACAATTGACAACAAGGCTTGGACAATGGGTACAAAGTCATGGTTTCAAACCCGAAGACTATGTGAAGAAAACAGGCGTTGCAGTGCATTTTAAAACGCCCATAGCTGGTAATCCAGCCAATGGACATGTGCAAACAGACTTTATGTTTTTAAAGAACGTGCCATGGTCAAAATTTGTGCTGACTGCGCCAGCCAATTCAGAATACAAAGGTGTTGATCGTAACGTTCTAATGAACTCCATGGCCAAGAGCATGGGTTACAAGCTGAATCAAATTGCTGGCATTGCTGATCGTGCCACAGACCAAATTATCACAGATGACCCCGATAAAGTGGCTAAGTTATTGCTAAACAACCGAGCCACCAGAGATGATTTGTACAGTGTAGAAACCATCATACAGGCCTTGGCCACGGATCCCAAACGTGATGCTAAACTAGCAGATGCCAGAGAACACTTTGCTAGACAAGGTGTACCATTTTTTGAAACACGCGGCGAGTCTGACACAAACTTTTTAGCTCGCTTGAGAGATCGTATTGTGAATCAAGGCATGCGACCATTGGTTGAATCTGCAGATACTGCCAATGTTGGGGGCAAAGCCAAAGGCATTGAACATCTTGAAGATCTTGTGTTTCGTAAAGGCACACGTGGCGTGAAAGAAGCATTGGCCATTATCAAGCATGTGAGCGAAGATACCAAAACAACCACAATCAAATGGGACGGAAAACCAGCCATTATATTTGGACGTGATGCCAGTGGACAGTTTATACTGACTGATGTTGCAGGATTTGGAGCCAAAGGCTACAATGGATTGTTTACGAGCCCTCAGGCTTTGGCAAATCAAATGGCACAACGTGATGCAACTGCACGTGCCAAAGGCAATGCGGCCACACGCACAGAAGAATTAGTTCCTATATACCAAACATTGTGGCCCTTGCTTGAAGCCGCAGTGCCCAAAAACTTTCGCGGATTTATACACGGTGATTTGTTGTATATGACTCAACCACCATTGGTGGCCGGCAACTACGAATTTACACCCAACACCATTGAATACCGTATTCCAGCTGCCAGTGACGTAGGTCAGCGAATCCAAGGCACCGATGTTGGTGTTGCAGTTCATACATACTATCCCGAAGTTGGCGCACCAAAACAAGCACTGACTCAAACAGAATTTGATAAACTAAGAAAAGTTCCTGGTCTGTTGTTAATTGAACCAGTGACAGCCAAAGAGCCAGTTCGACCAGAATCTACATATATTAAATCTTTAAAAGCATTGCTGGCCACATACAGTTCGGACATTGATGGTTTGTTTAATCCTGCCGAACTTCGTGCATTAGAAATCACAGACTTGCCTAAACTTTGTGTTGATTATATCAACAGTTTGGTTGGTGACGAATCTGTTGTGAGATTTGATCCTGCTACATTGCTGCCAGGGTTTGGCACATATTTGAAAGGTAAAGTTTCGGCTCGCAAATACAACAATATTGTGGAATATCTCAGCAGTCCACGAAGCAATAGTTCTGGAATGAGTGCAGCATTCACTGCGTTTTTATTGCTACACAATATCAAAGAAGATTTGCAAGCCAAGTTGGATCTACAACACCCAGGGCAAGAAGGTTGGGTATTTTCTACTCCAGCTGGCACTGCCAAAGCAGTGAATAGATTTAAGTTTAGTCGCGACAATCGTCGAATAAACAATCCAGATTTGATCTCCTAACCCATAATTTTATCGCCAAAAGATAAATAAGTGTAAGGCGGAACGCCTACATACTAAGGAGATTTTCAAATGGCTTTTATCACAATCGTTTCCGGTGGCGCACAACCGGTATTTGCAACAGACACATTAAACGGTCCAGTTGCACAAACTGCTAACTTGGCTGCTCAACCAGTCACAAACTTTCAAGGTCCAAAATTAGACTTTTTCAGTCTCTATGCTAATTCAGCATTGACAGCATCTGGTGCAGGTAATGCAAACGGATACATTTCTAATACATTGACTGCAATTCAGCAGACCACAACTATTGCTATGTACCAGGTATCACCTACAGCATCAGCTAATACATTGAACTTGGCTCTGTACCCAACAGGTGCTGCCAATGTAGCAACTGTTTTGGCTGCAGCTCAGGGTGCCAATGCCACTGGCGGATTGAACATTGGTTGGGTAAGTGGCAATGCTTTTGCATTGTTTACCACACAATAATAGTTTAATACTATTCTAAACAAACCCCAGAATAAAACCTGGGGTTTTTTGTTGGCGTTAAATACACATATTATGATAGTCAACAAAATTACTGAAGCAGTTATATACGAGTCGCCTGACGGTGGCGAAACAGTGTATGTAAGAGAGCATGGATCAACTCAAAGACAATTACATAGTCAAAGTCCTCGGGCTCGAGATCTAGTAGTACAACTGGAAGAAGATAAACTTTGGGGTAGTATTCGCAAAGCTGCCGAAACAAATCCTGCTATTCAAGCTGCACTAGAACAAGTCAAAGTTATCTACCATCTCAGTAAAAGCTGATCGCTGATTACATGCGATTTATCTGTAGAACATTTTTTGATATAACTGCCACTGGTGTTACAGGACATGCAAAATCTGCACGGATACCATTTCGTGATCGCACTGGGCAAATGATCACTGATTACAAAGCCTGGAATTGGGCAAGGAACCAACAAAGAAATTGGGAAACTATAACTCAAATTATATCCATGCGCACACAGATGTTTGATTTGACCGATCCTCAGCAAGAAAATTATGTTTGGACATTTGAATTTGAAACAGAAACCGGCGGAGTATTTGGCGACAGCTCAGATCCTACCTTGTTGTTGCGAACAGATTCAGAAGGGGTTCCTATGATAGTGGATCTTGGCAATCGAGAAAATATGACGTCTGTGCTGGTAACTGCTGGAGTTGATCAAAACATTTGGTTTGAACTTATTCCTATAAATAATTGATACGGGGAAAATCATGGTAGAACCAACTGACATTGAAAAGAAAAGCTTGGAAGCACACGTAGAATTATGTGCTGAAAGATACAATGCACTCGAAACAAAATTATGTGTGGTTGAAGACAAGATATCTGGACTTAG